CAACAATTGAAACATATACAGCACCAGTCTATAACACTTTTGAATATTAATTATGTATAGAAGGTTTTTAAACAAAAATGATTATCTGGGTATCATTACGGAGGATGCTTTATCGCAGCTTACCCGTGGGAAAAATATTTGTTTTGTGCAGGCAGAACAAGCCGCTGAAGCATCTATTATGGATTACCTTACTGAAAATTATGAAATTGAACGCGAACTAAATCGAGGTAAATTCATCTTTGAATATGATCGAAGAATCAGTTATCCTATAGGATGTCATTTTTACCTTGACGGGAAAATATGCGAGGTAATTCAAGCTATCAATGGCTACAAAGCTCCTTGTCCTATATCTTATTGGCACGAAACAGAAGAGATACTTGACCTGAAAAAAATAGAACAATACAGCCAGATGAAAAACTATCGTCCCGGAGATGTGACAAAGTTCTTAGGACGGACATATATATGTGACATCGCCAATGGCATAGACTTCAACGATATTCGTATTCCGGAAGTTAATGCCTGGGAAATGGTTGATACATACAAGTGGGACACTGTTCCATACAATGAATGGGAAGTTGTAGAATATGAAGGCAAATTCTTCACCTTGCTAACAATGGATAATTATGACTGTCTGGTCAATCCAATGGAGTCTGACTGCTGGGGGATGATTGGAGAATATGATCCTTCACTCAATTCTTATGAGTTGTCAGAACACGAATATGTAGAATATAAAGGAAAAATTTATTACCCTATAATCAATCCCAATGCTGATGTACCGGAACTGGAAAGGAATATCAGATACCATGACCCAAGAAACTATAACTTGAAACGTCACATGGTTCAACTGTCATTATACGAGTTGCACAAACTGATTTCTCCTAACAATATCAGTACTGTACGAATAGATGACTACGACCATTCTATGCAATGGCTAAAAGACGCTTCCAGGCTAAAATTAAATCCTCAAATTCCGAGAAAAATTGATAACAAGAAAGAGCCTCTTACAGACTGGCAGATGGCAACCTTTCAAACATCTTATGACCCATATCAAAACCCTTGGCATGTATGAAATGGTTTTAATATGATAGCATCATCTCAAAATTAAAAATTAACCTCAAAAATTACATGGATTTTCTAAAAAAAATTAGGCAGAAAATAGATGAATTCTGCTTTAACCACATGAGAATGGACGGTGCCCAGCATCTGATTGCTGGCATCTTGATTTATGATGTACTCAAATACCTTATACCTGTTTGGAGTGCCATACTAATCACTCTGATTATACTTGTCGCCAAAGAAGTTGTTTTAGATAAATGGATAAAGAAAGGAGTAGCTGATTGGCATGATATAATCTGGGGAGTCATAGGACTTCTGTTAGGAGTGCTGTAAGTACTACTCTTAGAGTAAATGATACGGTGGGTAATAGTGATGTTGCTCACCGTATTCTTGTTAATGATGCTGTAGATACTGAACTTTGTGTTAAAAGTAGTGCTGATAAAGATGATTTTAATGGTGCTGAAATAAAAAGTAAAACTAATGTTGTATCTTTGTCTCGTAAAACAATTGATTTATGGCAATTTATATCAAACCAATACCAACATTAACCGGCAAAGTCGCAGAAAAATTTGAAAAGATTGCCCGTGAGAATGAGAAAAAACGAGGGACCGTTGATTTTTCGCGTGAAGTAGAAATGACCAAAAGAATTTTGGAAAAATCAAACCTTCGTAAATTCAAATAGTGGGTACATTTATCGAAGATAATTGCGAATTTGTTGAATGGAGCAGACCTCTAATAGAGAACTGTTCTGACTTTTCATGCACTCACGATAAGGATATTGAAAATTTCTTCAAAAATGATTTTGAAAATTACAACAATCAATTACTTGGTAAATCATACGGTTTCGTCAAGGCTAACACTTCTTTAGAATTAGTTGCAGCATTTACCGTATCCAATTCAATGTTGCCCGTTTCGTCCTTACCTAAAAATATAAAAAACAAAATAAATCGCCCAATACCCAATATTAAACGCAACTCTCAATATCCAGCTGTATTAGTTGGACAATTAGCTGTATTTGATTCCTTTGCCGGAAAACATATTGGTGATGAAATTTTGTCTTTTATAAAAGGTTGGTTTATTGATCCATTAAATAAGACTGGATGCCGTTATATTATTGTTGATGCCTCTAATCATCAAAAAGTGATAGATTTTTATCAGCGTAATGGATTCAAATTTATATTTGAAAATATTGCAGATGAAATAGAATACATGAAACTAGACCTAGAACCAGAGTATAAACGTACTCGTTTAATGTATTTTGATTTGATTATCCTAAAATCATAATTTGTTTTCTTCTAACAAAGAAAAATACCCCGGTCACTTAGGGTGAATACCATGTGTCAAAACAGTAATCTGGGCTTTTACCTATTTTGGTAAGTCATAAATGACACACAGTGCAAAGTAACCGAGGCATATATTTTTATCTATTCGTCATATTGACGAAGTTCATCAAGTCTTGCTCCTTTATCAATACTCTACCGGCTGGCTTGGTGTACGGTATTCTTCCTTCAGCCAAGTATCGTTGAGCCGTTCTGTAAGATATACGAAGAAAATCAGCTGCTTCTCTTACAGTGACAAGTTTCACCTTCATACAATATTGTTAAGTCGTTCAAACTCTTTGTCTACTTCAGCCTGGTATATATGCGCATATAGCTGCGTAGTCTGGATATTCGTATGTCCAAGCATTTTGCTGATAACCTCAATCCTCACACCATTGGCTAATGCAATAGTAGTGGCAAAGGTATGCCGGGCAACGTGACTCGTCAACTTCTTTTTTATTTCACAGAACGCCCCCAGAATTTTTAAATATGAATTGTACTTCTGGTTAGATATAACAGGCAACTTAAACTCATACTTCTTTAATATATTCATAACTTTATCCATGAGTGATATATTATAAGGAGTTCCGGTTTTTATTCTCTCATCTCGTATTCTATACATTCCGTCTGTCATTATAGCATCTTTGAAGTTAAAAATTGCCAAATCCGCATACGCCAAACCAGTATAACAACAAAACAGGAAAAGATCTCTCACACGATTCAGGCACATATCATCAATCTGTTTAGTTTCAAGTTTAGTCAGTTCTTCTTTAGTCAAGAACTTCCTTGCTACACGTTTGCCGCGATCTAATTTGAAATTCTGATATGGATTCTCTGAAATCAAATGAGCCGCGTATGCTTCTCTTACAAACACTTTCAGTATCTTGTGATAATTATATACCGAAGACTGGCATTTGCATCGTTTTTTGGCGAATTCATCGTATGCTCTGATATTTTCATCACAAATATCAGTAAAATCTTTAATCCTGCCAAATTCTTTCAGTGCTTTTAGTACACACTTCTGCCTTTGCTTCGTTGAATCAGTAACTTGCCGTTCGTATATCCGTTTCTCCATAAAGGACAGAAATGAATTTGTGGTTCCGGATTCCGAATTGTTCAAATACCGTTCCAATCTTTCAAAGGTGAAAGGAATGTTTTGAGAAGAGAGCTGATAGACAAAATCATATATCCCAGATACCATATCATTCAACTTTTGGTTGAACACTAATGACTGGGGGTGATTTTTAACTTTCAGGTCTTTGCCCCACTGGTCGGAATAGAGTTTTATGCCAGTTCCGACATACTTGCGTTTCCGCTGATAAGTAACCTCCATTTGTACGGAGGATTGACGTTTTTTGGTGGCTACGTGCTTTCTATCAAAGACGAGCCGTACAGATACATTGTTCATACTTTTACTTTAAGTATGATTGATAAATGTAGATAAGGAGAAATTGGGAAGATTTACGTCTGGTATCACACCGGGTATCACATTGGTATCACACCGGTATCATCCCCTAGTATCGCATTGGTATCACAAATATGTCACTATTTACTATACCTTGTCATAGTTTGACGTAATTAGTACTATCTTTTGATACTCCTTTAGATGTCAATTCATATAACATCTATTCAATTAATCTGCTGTAAACCAACAAAATAAGGAGGTAAAAACCTCCTTTTTCCTAGTACACCCTCAGGGACTCGAACCCTGGACCCATTGATTAAGAGTCAATTGCTCTACCAGCTGAGCTAAGAGTGCAACATATTATTTTTATTGCAACCTTGAATTTGTACACCCTCAGGGATTCGAACCCTGGACCCACTGATTAAGAGTCAGTTGCTCTACCAACTGAGCTAAGAGTGCTTATTTCCTCGTTTGCGGTTGCAAAAGTAGGTCTTTTATTTTATTTGACCAAACAATCATGCAGCTTTTTTACTATCTTTTTT